GCTAAGTTCTTGGTCAATACTGGTAATTCAACTTGGAATGTAGCTCCAGAGCCAGGATACACAATATCGACAGTTGTCTTACCTGAAGTATAACCTATACCGCCATTTGTCACGGTAATGCTTGTAACTTGCTGTGTAGATGGATTTACAGTAGCAAACGCAACCGCACCAACTCCATCACCACTAATAACAACGTCAGGAGCACCATAGTAGTTACTACCACCAAATGTCAGGATAATAGATACAATTCTGCCATTTACGATAGATGGATAACCTACAGCACCAGATCCAGATATTAGAGTGACATTTGGTCTTTGATTATAATTACTACCCGCATTTGTTATTGTTATACCCTCAGCAGTCAATCCACCACGAACAACCGCTGTAGCAGACGCACCTTCTCCTCCACCACCAGATATCACAACGGTAGGGATAGATTGGTATCCTGAGCCAGGTGCTGACACAGATATAGCAGTTACGACTCCTGCGGTGATTGTAGCAGTCGCAGATGCTTCAACTTCAGGATTTCCTCCTACAATACCAACTGTAGGAGCTTCCGTGTAACCAGATCCACCATTATCTACGTTTACTTGGAATAACGCACCAGATACACTTACAGTCGCTTCAGCAGACAATCCTTCAAATTCCCAGAGGCAAGCTCCGTCTTGTACTGGGTCTGGAGTAGTATGTACAGGTTCAGTTCCTAATTCTGCGGTTTTACCGCTTCCTAAGTTTTTATATCTGTATCCTAGTGTATTTCTAATTCTTTGGTTGAGGAAGAACGATGTACCTGTTCTATGAAGTGGTTCAAACTCTACAATCGGAGGATTGGTAATATCATACCCCGATCCCGCGTTTATTACAGTAATTGACTTTACACCACCAAATAACTTTGTATCGTTTGACTTATAAGAGAAAAACGGTACACCATTCACACCAATACCAACTTGACCCACAGGAGTCGCAGTTTTGATTGATTTGGTGATTGTTTCTAGAGGAATGCGTTTTAGATACCTCTGGTTGCCAGGATCTAGATCATCCGCACCAAAAGGTCCTATTTCGTGACCAGGCACACCTGGTGACGCTATAATGGCATGTTCAGCAGATCTATAAACATTTTGTACGTCAGATGGTGTATCTTGTAATCCTAGACGTATAGATGTGTCAGATGACGTAGTTTTCGCAAATTCACGTGTTACTAAGAATCCTACGTCTACACCACGGATAGGAGTGCTAGGAATCAAGATACTAAACGTATTTCTGCTACTTACACCTCGTACAGTGAAAGATGAGTTGTATACGTCTTCTGGAGCGTTCAATATGACAACTGTGTCCTCTCTTCTCAATCCATGCTCTTGCTCAGTCGTAATATTTGCTACAACACTGCCATCTGGGTTTGGTGTGTCCAAAACTAGCAATGTACCGTTCAATAACTTCTTAACGTTGTATATGAAGCTTTCCCAGATAGGATCTAGTGAATCGAAGCCTGGTTCTGATGGTGTGGTGACTTTTGAGTCCTGTAAGTAATATTTACCGCCACTTACAATGTCTATTCCTCTTGTACCGCCAAATACTGTTAAACTAATTCTAGATCCGTCTCTATTGCTCTCTCCGTAGATTTCATAAGAAGATGTTACCTCAGAACCCGCAATATGGGGAGCAGCTACTGAATTATGCCTCGCACGAGTACATCCAAGGAATTGCGTTACAGTCTTGTCAGTATAATTGATAATCTCGTCATCTATACGAATAGAGCCTCCTGATTCTGGCCATCCGATGGTAGAGTCGACAGTTACGAAGTTTTCACCTAAGTTGGAGCTTAGATCTTCAGAAAGGAGCGTCTTATACGGAGTTGTGAAACTTCCATCGCCATTTTCCGTATCTACATCCAATTCATAGATCTTTCCGTCTTCGGTAAACACCTCAACTACGGATTTTACGTATATACGTGCGGAATTTACATTTGAGTCGTTTGGATCGTTCTCTTGGTACAATACTTGTCCTGTAAGTTCTACAGGGTTTCCGCTTACCGCTGTAGCACGAATAATCTCCCTTACAGTGTAGAATGCGTCACTAGGTTTGAATATTCTGTCTTTGGGGTACTCAATAACTGCCTCTACACCAAAGAGCACTCTCATTAAGTATTTGAATGACCTAGATGTACCCTTAGCAGCGTAAAAGTCCTTAAGACGCTTAGTAACTGTTGATTGTTGTATCTCAGGAGCAAACTTGCTTGGGAATGACTCAGCAAACTGATCTCTGAACCTTTGTAGTAAGAATAGAGGTAAAAGGTTGTTTAGGTTGATGACTGTAGCACCAAAAGCATGGATAGCTGGTACTGTTGAAGTAAATGTGTACTCTGATAACAAACCAACCTTAGTGGTGGCATGAAAACCTCTTACACAGTCCCTAAATTGTGTTTGTGTCTTTTCTTTGTAGTATATGATCTCTTCGTCTATCATTAAGAGACCTTCCTTTGGAAAATCTCTAGTATTTCCTACATCTATCACTGTAGCGTCTAAAGTTATCCCAGAGGACGCTGTAGTCGACTCTACGAGGTCGTTAAGTCGGTCTATGTTATAATATTCATCTAGGTTCTGTATTACATCAACTGGATTACCTTTTAGTTCCAGTGCTTGATAGTAATACTTTAAAAATTGTATGAAGTCAGGATAATCGTCCTTGATAAACTGAGGTATCTGTTCCTCTAGTCTATCTGAGACTTTTGTTCTTGATTCTGGCGAAACCGAAGCATCAATCGGGTCAACTGTAACCTCAGTTTGAGGTGTGACCCACGACGCAACTCTCCACGACGATTGTTCAGCGGGCATTACTAACTATAGCTCGATTCTGGTACTACACCTGTTCCAGAGGTATTGGATCCACTGGAAATTTCATCATCAATTACATTTACCACTAGATTATCTATACCTAGTGTCAGATAGGTTTCTCTGAGTGAAACTAAATCATTAGATTCAGGATTTACGGAGAATTGGATAACATTATCAGTAGAGTTCACAACTTCAGTAATTATAAGGTCATTGATAGTAAGTTCTCCGCTAGAGTAGTCTAATGTACCCCAGTTACCACCAATATACTGTTTTGAACCATCTGTGTTTACATAATAAAGACGGATAGTTCCTAATCCATCATCATTCAAGTAAAATACCTGGTTTCCACCATCAGCACGTTTGAAACCATTAGTTTCTAGTGTTGGCACCGTTTGATCCGCTTTTATTCTGTTACCATAGCAAATCTTGTAGTTAAATCTCTGATTAAGAGAAATAATTACGTTTTTACGCATTTTCACTTTTGTGATGTTAGATGTGATGCTTGGTTCCGCATCATCTATGATTTTTTGGATTTTAGAATACTTAAACTTACCACCAAACTTGTTAAACTCAGCAGAAGCGTTCAATGTCTCCATTGTGCGGTATATAATTTGTTTAATCTCGTCCTGATCTCTTCTTGTCTTATTTGGGTTGAAATAAACGTAAGTTGCCAGGTCAATAAACAAAACAGATGGATCCATGATCTTTGGTTCCACCGCACCTACTGAATATGAACGTATCTTCTTCGCTACTGCGTCTTTTTCTGATATAGAGAGACGATCTGCGTTTTTAGGTTTGATTACAACAATGACTTTACCGTATTCTGGTGGATCTGCCTCTTCACCACCAAAAGCAACGATAGATTGAACGTTAGGATAGATCTGAGGGATGATTGCCTCGTAATCTTTGGTTGTTACTGCTCTACCGAAGCTAGAATAGAATTTAGGGGCAGAATACTTGATACTATCAATCGTTTCTGGGTCAGCACCGCCATCAGGAGGTGTTGTTAGTGTTAAAGTGATGCCAGAAGTGATTGGAGCGTTACGTGAGTCCTTTACGGTGCCCGCAAATGAGAAACCACTCAATCCATTAGGCTCTGCTCCTATAGAAGTAGGGTAAGTGACCTCGATTACGTCTCCATTGACTAATGCTTCACCTAGTACGCCATCACCAAAGATAATTTCTGGTTTCTTTTGCTCTGACTCCTCTAGGAAGAAGACTTTACTGATATTGCTTACTGCTGTTATGTCTGTTGCTTCAAGATATGCATCAGTGACAGTTCCACGAGTTACTTCAACAGTCATAGACGAAGTATCAGCATTTAAGTTTGCTAGTATGAACCTTTGTCTATCTGATTCTGTTTTTACGAACGTGTCAGTGATGAATATTCCTTCATATGCTAATACATCAGTGAATGTTGCTGTACCATCTAGTGTATTGACAGATACGATTAAATCTTTGGGTATGGAGAAGATAAAGTTCTTTCCACCGTCTCCTGTAAAGGATGCGAACACTCCTTTGTTGATTTGTACTGATTCTGGATATCCTCTACCATTAGCCCCTGTGCCATATACCGTCTGTACGACCACTGTAAACGTCGCACGGGCACTTCTAGCACTCCTTGGGGTATATCCTATCAGTTTAGCTAACTTTACTACGTTTTCCCTTAGAACTGCAGTGTCCAGGTAGTTCTCGTTAATTGCTAGGTTAGCATTGATAGAAGAATAGTATGTATTATAGGCAAGTACGTCTAAAAGAGTTGACAGAGAGGATCCCTCGAAGTCATAATCCGAAAATTCTGCTTGTCCCTTTAAATATGCTTTCAGTTGTGCTTTTATCTCGCCAAATTCTAGCGAGTTGACTTGAGTTAGTGCCATTACCTCTTCAGTATAACTTCTAGTGTGTCAATCACATTAGGTAAACCTGTGATTAGGTAATATATCTCAACTCGTAGATCGTTATCTCTTTCATTGAACTCAGTTACCACTCTGTAGCATACTACACGTGGTTCGTATAGATTGATGATGTCCTTTATCTGATCTTCAATCAACGCAGAGTCGCCACCTACGTAGTTCTCAAATAATGCTCCTGTTATGTTGCCACCATAATTCGGCAAGAATGGTTTCTCGTAAAAGTTGTATCGAACAATGTTCTTTACAGCTTCCTTAATAGCATTCTCGTTCTTTAATGTGTTAACGTCATTGGTTACTGGATTTCGTCTGAATGATAGATCAAAATCCTTAAACGCACGACTGGGTAGAGCACCCGAACTTGTCATATAACAATGTATATTGCCTCAATGTTTATTTAGACACGTTTTCAAAGGGTTTTCGTTTCTTTCCTTGTCTATCACTACGAGGATCGGTAATTAAGTACCTACAATACTCATTTCCATGGTCGTAGAAGTGATCTGACATATCT